CCTGCATTGGCTGACTTGAAAGGTCGTGCTATGTTTATTGGCACACCTATGGGTCGTAATCATTTCTACGAGCTATTCCAATATGGCTTAAAAGGTGACGATGATACTTTCCAGTCTTTTCATTTTACTTCTTTTGACAACCCTCTTCTCGATCCTAATGAAATTGAGGCAGCTAAGAAAAGCATGTCCTCATATGCATTCAGGCAGGAATTTATGGCTTCTTTTGAGGCTGGAGGAGGAGCGTTATTCAAAGAAGAATGGATAAAATTTGATGAAGAGGAGCCTACAAATGGTGAATTTTATATCGCAGTTGACCTTGCGGGTTTTGAAGCTGAAGGATCAGTTGGTATCAAAAATAAAAGGCTGGATAGCACTGCTATTTCCATAGTCAAAGCTAACGATAACGGTTGGTGGGTTGCAGAAATAATCTACGGTCGTTGGGATGTTAAAGAAACAGCTAAAAAAATATTTGATGCTGTTAAAAAGTATGAGCCTGTGGCAGTTGGAATTGAAAAAGGTATTGCTAGACAGGCTGTCATGCCATATATTAGCGACATTATGAAGAGGACTCAAACCTTTTTTAGGGTTGACGAGCTTTCTCACGGTAATAAAAAGAAGACAGATCGTATCGTATGGGCGCTGCAAGGGCGCTTTGAGAATGGATACGTTAAACTGAACAAAGGCGACTGGAACAATGAGTTTTTAGATCAGCTTTTTCAATTTCCAAACAGTCTAGTGCATGACGATCTTCCTGACTCACTTTCCTACATTGAGCAACTTGCAAAAGTCGCTTATGTTTTAGATTATGAGGAAGAAGATTACGAGATGTTAGACGCAACTTCAGGATATTAATATGCCAAATGGACTTTACGCAAACATTAATGCCAAGAAAAAACGCATCGCTGCTGGTAGTGGTGAAAAAATGCGTAAACCAGGCGCTAAAGGCGCACCTAGTGCTGCTGATTTTAAGGCTGCTGCTAAGACAGCTAAGCCTAAGAAAGGTAAATGATGGCTAAGAATCAAACTCACTACCTACCCAACGGTAAAGTGTACACAGGTAAGACACATAAGTCAGGTAAAACCCTAATGACAGGTGAGAAACACACACCGTCTAGTAAGGTTTTAACACATACCCCACCTAAGAAGAGCAAGTGATGGCAAAAGACCCTAGACTAGATCGTGTTGGTGTTAGTGGTTATAACAAACCAAAAGCTACACCAAATCATCCTACCAAAAGCCATGTTGTTGTTGCTAAAGAAGGTGACAATGTTAAAACAATTCGCTTTGGTCAACAAGGAGTAAAAGGTAGTCCTGAAGGTTCTGCTCGTAACAAATCTTTTAAAGCCCGTCATGCTGAAAACATTGCCAAAGGTAAGATGAGTGCTGCTTATTGGGCTGATAAAGTTAAGTGGTAAACCACAAAGGATAAAAAATGGAAGATTACGAAAACAAAGCTCCAGATCAATCAGTTGAATCATGGGTCATCAACAAAGTTGACCAATGGCGTGACCACTACACTGCAAACTACGAGCAAAAGTTTGATGAGTATTACCGTCTATGGCGTGGTGTGTGGGCTGCTGAGGACAAAACACGTGAATCAGAGCGTTCACGGCTAATTTCCCCTGCCCTACAACAGGCTGTTGAGAGTTCAGTAGCCGAGGTTGAGGAAGCCACCTTTGGTCGTGGTAAGTGGTTTGACATTCGTGATGACCGCAACGATCAAGACCCAACTGACATCGCCTATTTACGCGAACAGTTATCAGAAGACTTCCAGTTTACCAAGACACGTAAGGCTGTAGCCGAATGTATCCTCAATGCTGCTGTCTTTGGCACTGGTGTTGGCGAGTTGGTGTTAGAAGAAGTAAAAGAGATGAAGCCAGCAACCCAACCTATTATGGATGGGGCAATGAAGGCTGTCGGTGTTACGGTAGAGGATCGTGTTGTTGTTAAACTACGCCCTATTCTACCTCAAAACTTCTTAATTGACCCTGTGGCTACTTCTATTGAGGAAGCATTAGGTGTTGCTATTGATGAGTTTGTACCTAAGCACCAAGTAGAGATGGGTATTCAGAACGGCATTTACCGTGATGTGGATATTGAGAATTCTTCTACCGACACTGATATTGAAGCTGATAAAGAACTAACATCGTATGATGAAGATAAAGTTCGATTAACTAAATATTATGGTTTAGTTCCCCGTCATTTATATAACGATGCTGTTATGGAAGTTGACGAGGACGAGATGTCTAAAACACTCAAAGCTGAAGAAGAAAGCGAAGAGGAAGAAGAAGGTTATGTTGAGGTCATCGTGGTTATTGCCAACGGTGGTCAATTGCTTAAGATTGAAGAAAACCCCTACATGATGCAGGATCGCCCTGTTGTGGCTTTCCCTTGGGATGTAGTTCCCTCACGCTTCTGGGGTCGTGGTATCTGTGAGAAGGGTTATAACAGCCAGAAAGCGCTTGATGCTGAGCTTCGTGCCCGTATTGATGCCCTAGCCCTTACCGTCCACCCGATGATGGCTATGGATGCCTCTCGTATGCCTCGTGGGGCTAAGTTAGAAGTACGTCCTGGTAAGACAATCCTGACTAACGGAAATCCTGCTGAAATTCTACAGCCATTTAAATTTGGTAACCTCGATCAAGTTACCTTTGCACAGGCAGGTGAGCTACAAAAGATGGTTCAAATGGCTACAGGCGCTATTGACGCTGCTGGTATTCCAGGAACTATCAATGGCGATGCTGCTGCTGGTGCTGTCTCTATGTCTATGGGAGCAATTATCAAACGCCACAAGCGTACTTTGATTAACTTCCAAGAATCATTCCTTATCCCAATGATTGAGAAAACAGCATGGCGTTATATGCAGTTTGACCCTGATCATTATCCGGTTAGTGATTATAAGTTTGTACCTTCTAGCTCTTTGGGTGTTATTGCTCGTGAGTATGAGGTAACACAACTAGTTCAATTGCTACAAACCCTTGGTCAAGACAGCCCGATGTATCCAATGTTGGTGTCTGCTGTTATTGATAATATGGGATTGTCTAACCGTGAAGAGCTTATGACTCAGATGCAACAAGCTGCTCAACCTAATCCAGAGGCGCAACAAGCTGCTCAGGCTCAAATGCAACAACAACAAGCTATTGCAGAAGCTCAATTACAACTTATTCAAGCTCAAGCACAAGAAGCACAAGCTCGTGCTCAAAAATATGCTGTTGAAGCTCAATTGGAACCACAAGTTGTTCAAGCTAAGATGGCAGCGGCTATTTCGACTAACTTACAAGCAGGAAATACCGATGATGCTGAATTTGCTAAACGGGCTAAGATTGCTGAGCTAATGCTAAAAGAAAAAGACATTGTTAGTAATGAACGTATTGCTGCTATGCAAGTGGCTTCAAGAAAACAATAAAACACTTGACAAAACTGTAAAAGTGTGGTATAATAACAACATCTCTCCTAACAATGAAAGGAAAAAGAGATGGATAGAGAACTTCAAAGATATTACGAAAATTTACTAGATTTGTTTACTCGGGATGGATGGAAGCAATTCATCGAAGACATCGCAGATAACAAAGAGATACTCGAAGATATTACTACAATTCCTGACGAGAAACAATTCTGGTTCCGCAGAGGACAATTAGAAGCAATTCAGCGCATCCTTTCCTACGAAACTACCATAAAAGATAGTTATGAAGATTTCGAAAGGGATTTACAGGATGCCTAAGAGAATCTATGAGTTTATTTGCGGAGATGACCACTTAACTGAAGCTTACATCGATGCTGAAAAACGCACAACCGAATGTAAACAGTGTGGTCAACCTGCTATTCGTATTGTTAGCAAGCCGATGGTCAAACTTGAGGGCGTGACCGGGGATTTTCCAGGAGCAGCAATGCAATGGGAACGCAAGCGAAACGAGAAGATTAAACAGGAACAAAAGAGTGCCGCTTAATTTTAACACAAGCATAAGCACATAATTATATTCCACAATGCTTATTTAGCACGGAGAGTTTAATGGCAACATTTATTGACGAAGGCGACGAGCCACAACAAGAAGACGAAGAGTATTCACCGGTCG